TCCGTCGTCGGCACTCATGCCACCGCCTATATGGGCAGCATGGTGAAAAGCCACATGGGCAAGCGCGGTTCCGGTACCCGCAGCGGCGCCAGCCCCCTGATTAACCGCGCACAGGAATATAGTCAGCATACCAAATCGAAACAGAAGCGCAACACGGCAAACGGTGTCTTGGCTCACGCGGCGAAAACACCGAAAGGCGCTAAGGGTCAAGCCGCAGCGCCCCGGCAAAATTTCCTGACAGCGATAAATGGGTTGCCGGTGCCTGCGATTACGGCAGGCTTGCAACAGTTCTCCGATGCGCTAACCAGCCTCGCTCCTATCGTAGCCAAGCATCCCGCTCTGGTCAAAGCTCTCGCCTATTCATTGACCACCTTGCAGGCGGCGATGACGATCGGCGAGAACGTGATGAATGCCATCTCGATGTTCAACGAACTCGCAGGGATCTTGGGTGAAATCAGCAGCGGAGCGAGTAAGCTCACCAAGATAGGGGAAATCGGCGCCGGCGTTGCGAAACTGGCGAGCTCATTCTCGCTGGTCGGCCGTGGCCTGACCGTACTGCGCAGCGTTGCCTCGATCGTCTCGGTGGCATTGGAAGTACTCGCTATCGCCGGTCGCGCCTTGTTCGCCACGCCGATCGGCTTGGTGATTATGGCCATTGCCGCCGCGGCGTACTTGTTATGGCGCAACTGGGGCACCATCGGACCCATGTTGTCCGCGACTTGGGACAAGATAAAAAACGGCTTCGAAAGTTTCGTAGGCGGGATAAGCAGTATCTGGAACAAGCTGACCAGCCTCTTACCGTCATGGATGCACCACGACGACACAGCAAAATCGCCGACCTTGTCAGACGCTGCGCCCCCCGTCACAGCACACGATGCGGCAGTCACACGTGCGGCGAGCAAAGGCAAATCGCTGCTGCCCGCAGGCTTGCAACACAGCAAGGCAACGCCGTTGTCGGCCCACGCTGCTGCAAAACAGACGGCAGCGACCACACCAGCACCTGCAGCGAGCGCAACCACACCACAGCAATCGCAATATGTGCGCGGCGCCGCACAGCAAGCGATTTTGGTCGATGCCAAGCTGTATTTGACTCGCACGGGTCAAACGGAAATTGCTAGAAGCACTGCACAGATTATTTCAACCGGCATCGCGCGCCCCATGGGCAGCGGCACTTTCGATACCGGCTTACATGCCCTAACACCTGCGATGGCTTAATCACCATGCCTACAATCACGCTACAACTTGGCGATGTTCAGTTTAGCGAAACTGAAATCCCTGAAAATATCAAGATCGGTACTGAACACCGTACCTCGGTTCATAAACTGATCGGCGGGCATCGCGAAGTAAATATGCTCGGCCCCGATCATGCACCGATCGAATGGTCCGGCTATTTCATCGGCAGCAATGCCTATGCGCGCGCCAGACTGCTGAAGCAGATGTGCGATACCGGCCTGCCGCTAAGCCTCACCTGGTCGCAATTTAATTATCAAGTCGTTATCAGTCACTTCGAAGCCGATTTCGAACGCGACTATCAATTGCCATACAGCATCACCTGCCTGGTATTGCAGGATTTGACGGCACCGCTGCCCAGCGCGAAAGCCCCGGGCCCGGATGCCGTGCTGGCTGCCGACAACAAAACAGTCGATGACCTGGCTCTGTTGATCAATCACCCCGAGATCTCCAAGGCGATTTTGAATGTGACTCAAACAGTCGATCAGATCTCCAGCATCGCCACCGCAGCCACCGGCAAAATCAGTCAGGCCATTACCTATATCCATACCGCGCAACAGCAAGTGCAAACGGTGATTGCCTCGACCGAAAAAACCCTGAGCAATATTTCGACGCTGGGTGGAATCTTGCCGAACAATCCGGTGGCGCGTAGCGTTTCCCGGCTGTCCGCGCAAGTCAATGCGATTACCAGTCAATCAAATCTGGTGAAATTGAATGGTGTGTTGGGACGCATGACAAAAACCCTGGGTCAGGTTAATCAACGCGTCAAAATCATTCAGAGTGGCGCAGACAACCTTTACAGCATCGCATCCAAGGCCTACGGCACGGTCAGCGGCTGGACCGAAATTCTCAAGGCCAATCCGCAATTAAAAGGCGATCCGCAAGTCCCGAACAACACTACCTTGGCGATCCCGCCATTCAATGGCGATGCGGGGGATGCCAACAGCGAGGATCTGATCTATGCCTAAGCCGATCGCACGTGCCGTACGCGGAGCAGTCAATGTAAACGGCACGCCACTGGCGGGCTGGCTGGAGTTCGAGGTCGAAAACAATGTGTATGCATCAGCCGATTCGTTCTCCTGCACATTTTCCGCCGCGCAGTTGCCCAAGGAACGCGATGCCAATTGGTTTTCCCAACAGCAGGATATGACTATCGAGCTGTTCGTCGGTTTTCCGGATAACACCGGTCAGGCGGCGCCAGGCAACTTGCCGAGTTGGATTTACGGCACGGTCGATGAAATTGACTACGACCCGGTCGAAGGTCTGATTGAAGTGCGCGGACGCGATCTGACACATCTGTTTATCGATGCCAAAACCACCGAGAAATTTCAGAACCAGACCGCTTCGCAAGTTGCGACTGCGCTGGCGCTCAGACATGGCTTGAGTACCCAGACCACGCCGACCAAAACACCAATCGGCAAATACTACGAAATCGATTCTGCGCACATCAACGATGCACGCACCGAATGGGAATTACTCAACTATCTCGCGCGCGTCGAGCAGTATGTGGTTTACGTACAAGGACAGACCTTGGTCTTCCAGCCACAGCCGACGCCAGATAGCGCTACACCCTACCCCGTCGTCTGGACACCGCCGAGCAAGACGCTGGGTTATGCCCAGGCGGCAGTGGAAAGCATCCGCTTCCAGCGCGCAACAACCCTATCGCACGGCGTGGTGGTCACAGTCAAATCGTGGAACGACGCCGCACAGCATGCATTCACCGTGAGTTACCCGCCTGCCCAGAGTCAATCAAAGAGCAGTGAAGCACCTCAGATGTATGCCTACTCGATTGCGAATATGACGCCACAGAAAGCCTTGCAACATGCGCAAGCCAAGTATCGCGAGATCATGCAACATGAAATGAAACTGAGCCTGACCCTGCCCGGCAACGACGACCTGAATCGTAATTCGGTGATTCAGGTAAGCGGCACGGGCACCGATTACGACCAGGCTTATTACCCGGATACCATCACGCGCCGTTTCAGTCTGGACCAAGGGTATCGCATGGAAGTGAATGCGAAGAATCATCACCCCGATTCGGAGCTCGGCGCATGAGATCCATCAATGCATTATCCAATGCGATGCGGCAGCAGGCCGAAATCTCAGCAGGCACCAAAGCACTGCCGCGCATGGGTCTGGTCAGCAGTTATGACCCCAACAAACACAGCGCCAAGATTCTTTGGCAACCCGATGGTATCGAGTCCGACTGGATGCCGGTCGGCGCCGTTGGCGTAGGCGCCGGATTCGGCGTGCTCTGCGCGCCCAATCTGGGCGATATGGTACTGGTCGAATTTTCCGAAGGCAGCAGCAACGCTCCAAAGATTGTCGGCCGCTACTTTTCCAATATCAACGTGCCGCCCAGCGTACCTTCCGGCGAAACCTGGATCGTTCACAAAAGCGGCTCGGTACTTAAATTTCATAACAGCGGCGTGGTCGAACTCGTGACCGCAGCCGATTTAAATGCCACCGTCGGCGGCAACCTAAATGCGACCGTCTCGGGCGCAGCCAGCTATACCGCCAGTTCGCATACCTTTACCGGCCCGGTCACGATGAAGGCGACGCTAAACGTCGCACAAGCCATCACAGGTCAAGGCGGTATGGCGATTTCGGGCGGCTCGGGCGCAGCGGTCACGGGCAATCTGAATGTCACCAACGGCAATGTCAGTGCCGACGGCATCGACCTGAAAACCCATACGCATAGCGACCCGCAAGGCGGTTTCGTCGGTGCGCCGCAGGGATAAAACCCGCATCACAGCAGGATAAATATGGACCTATTTCATTACTGGGGAGAGGATTTACAAGCCTCGCCCACCGGCGATCTTTCGCTGGCGGATATGAGCACTACGACCAAGCAGGAAATTCTGCGCGCCCTGATGACCAACGCGGCACTCAGCGATAGCGCGGGCAATCCGCTTACCGCGGCCGATTATCTGGACCATCCCGATTTCGGCGCAGGCTTGCCGCGACGTATCGGCGATCTGCTCGATCTCGGGCAGATCAGTGCGGTGGTAATGGGCGTCGTTTTGTCATTCCCCGAGGTATCTCGTTCTCCACGCCCGGTCGTCGATGTAACAGCGTTCAACGACGGCGCGACCATTTCAATACAGTACGTCGATACCGCCAGCGGCGGTTCCGAACTGCTTTCTTTTGACATCAAGCCATGACGGTACAAACTCAATCGTTTACACAAATCCTCCAGGGATTTGCCGCGACCGTGCAAGGCGCGGCGTCCACTCTCGTTAATTTTGTCGTCGGCTCGATTCTGCGCGCCGTCGGCGAGGGCGTTGCCTGGGTCTCGCTATGGCTGCAAGGACTGATCCTGCAAGCCATCGCCTTGACACGCGCCACCACCTCGAACGGCGCAGATCTCGATTCATGGTGCGCCCAATACGGCTTTACGCGCCTCTTGCCCAATGCCGCCAGCGGCGCTGTCAGTTTCGCGCGCTTCACCGCCACCCAACAGGCTGTGGTGCCGGTGGGCGCAATCGTGCAGACCGGTGACGGCTCCCAGCAATTTCAAGTGATTGCCGACACCACCAACCCCGCTTATAACGTCACGCTGAACGGCTTTGTACTTGCTGCCGGCATGTCCAGCATTCTGGCCACCGTGGTCGGCGTCACACCCGGCAATAACTCACTGAACCTGCCCGATGCCTCGGGCAATATTTCCGCCGGCACCATCACCCAGCTATATCAATCTATTCCCGGCATCGATACGGTCAGCAATCCACTCGCCTTCAGCAACGGCTTCAACGCCGAAAGCGATATGGCGATGCGCATTCGTTTTGTCTCCTACCTCGCGACCTTGGCCAAGGCGACCAAACTGGCAGTGGGCGCGGCCATCACCGCGCTTGGCGCAAACTTCACCTATACCTTGGTCGAGAATCTGAACTACGCAGACAACTCGCCTCATATGGGCTATTTCTATGCAGTGGTCGATGACGGCACGGGAGCGCCGCCCTCCACCACACTCTCGACCGTATATAACGCCATCGATGCAGTCCGGCCGTTCACCTCGACCTTTGGGGTATTTCCGCCGACGCTCCAACCGGTGGTGGTCGCCATGACGCTGACCACCAGCTCGACCACCAGCGCCGGACACGCCGCCACCGTGGCACTGGTCAGCACAGCCGTCACCACGTACATCAACAGCCTGGTACTCGGGCAATCGTTGTCGTACTTCAGGCTCAGCCAGATTGCCTTCGATGCCAGCAGCGACGTGATCGACATCTCCGGCTATACGCTGAACGGCGGTACGCTCGACGTGCCGGCGTCCAACCAACAGGTGATCAAAACCACTAGCGTAACGGTGATCTGATGGCGACCGGAGACCAAGCAGATATTTTCGCGCGCCTCAAAGCATTGATGCCGCGCGGTTGGTTCGGCGACAACTCACCCTTGCTAGATGCCATCCTGCAAGGCTGCGCCAATGCGTTGGCCGCGGTGTACCTCGCCTATAGCTACCTGCTGCTGCAAACCCGGATCCAGACATCCAGCGATGGGTGGCTCGATCTCAGTGCTGCCGATCACTTCGGCGAACAGGGTTTGCCGCGCAAGGTAAGTGAAGCCGATGCCAGCTATCGCAATCGGATTCTGGTGAACATCATTCGCGAGCGCGGTACCCGCAACGCCGTAACCAAGGTGTTGACCGATTTGACCGGGCGCGCGCCGACCATCGTCGAGCCGCAACGTCCCTCGGATACAGGCGCTTACGGCGGCCCCATGATCGGCTACGGATCCGCCGGCGCCTACGGCTCGATGTCGCTCAACTACCAGGCATTTGTCACGGCCTATCGCCCAATCGGTAGCGGCATTCCGTATGTCGCAGGCTACGGTTGCTCGACGGGCGGCTATTCGCAAGCGTCACAAGCCGAGTACGCGCCTTATGCCTCGATGCAAAACAGCGTCAGCGATGCCGACATTTATGCCGCCATCGATTCGGTAAGGCCGGCTGGAACGATTATCTGGACCCGCATCACCAGTTAAAAGCGCATCACGTAGACCCACCCAGACCCCGCTCCCGCGGGGTTTTTTTTATCTTTTGGAGAAATGCTTTGGACCGCACTATTATTTACCCCGGCGCCATTCCGCTTGAAACCGATTTGCTGAATACAAACCGGAACACTTTCACGGCATTGGGCTCGCTCGCACAAGATCTGTTCGGCACCAGCACGGTGTTTTCAGGTTTGAACTGCGTACCGACCGCCTTGGCGTCGATGTCGGTCAGCATCGCTCCAGGGCGGGTGTACGCTTTGCAAAACCGAGACAATACAGCCTACTCCTCGCTTCCTGCCGACACCGCACATCAGCTGATGAAGCAAGGTATCTTGCTCGATGCACAGACATTTTCATGCCCGGCACCGCAGACCTCCGGCTTTTCAGTGAACTATCTAATTTCGGCGAATTTTGTCGAGCAGGATGTCAGCCCGATCGTACTGCCTTACTACAACGCCACCAATCCGGCACAGGCCTTCAGCGGCCCACCCGCCAACGGCAACTCCAGCGGCGCGGCGCAAAACACCGTGCGTCAGAATACTGTGCAGCTCACGCTGACTCCCGGCGTAGCTGCCGCCACCGGCAACCAGATGACCCCGTCGGCGCCAGCCGGAGCCACACCGCTGTGGGTGATTACCGTAGCTTATGGTCAGACCTCGATCACCGCTGCGAATATCGCGGCTGCGCCTAATTCGCCGTTTGCGCCTACCGGAGGGTATTTTGCGGCGGTCGGCGAACGCTATAGCGGCATTCAGAACGTTGCCGGCAATTCGATTTTGACGACTGCGGCGCTCGGCGCGCTGGTTAATGTCACTGCGACCGGAACCACGCAGACGCTACCACCTGCTGCGAATTGTCCCAATGGCACCAGCATTACGATTGTCTATATGCAATCGAGCGGCTCGGTTAGCGTGGTACACAACGGCAACGATATCTTGGTGTTTGGCCAAGGGAATAGTACGAACAGTCTCACGCTGAATCCGGGTGAGGAAGTGCAGTTTGTGTCGAATGGGGTGAATAGTTGGGTGAGTGCCGGGCAGACGCTGTCGACGGGGGTGACTGCGGCGCAATTTGATAATAGTAGTAAGTTGGCGACGACTTCATTTGTGCAACAAGCACTGGGTGCAGTTTCCGGAGAAAATCAGTACAACTCATCGCAAATACTTACCGCAGCCAATGATGCAAATAAATTGATCGTTATCGGTTCGACGGGCGGAAACATAACACTTCCCGCTCGTTCGACCGTCGTGCCGGGGACAAAACTCTATTTCATGTCTCAAGGCGGGACATCAACTCTTTTTACTCAAGGGAGTGATGCCTTATGGCTTGACACAACGACCGTCCCGAATCTTCCATTTGGCTTGGGTGATTATTTCGAAGTGACCGCTGCGTCAAACAGCAATGTATGGATGGTTACATCGGGGACACCATTGCTGGGCAAATGTAGTGGTTTCGCTTCATCCCAATTAGGTATCGGCTATCAAAAGCTGCCCAGCGGCATGATTATCCAGTGGGGCTCAGGAGCAACGAATAGCTCAGGGACATTCACAACATCTCTACCTATCACGTTCCCGAATGGATGGTTTACAGGATATTCATCCTGCCAACAAGCAGGGAGTTTCACAACCACCGTTTCCAACCTCGTCACAACAACAATATCGGTGATTGGCTACTCATCGTCTAACGGCGTCCCGGCAGTCGGTTTGTATGTGACATGGCTTGCACTCGGCCGATAAAGGAGATACACAGATGGGTCAAAAACTCGCAGCATATAACGCGCAAGGCGCAATCACCGGCTTCTACGACAGCGTGGATAGTCCCGTTCCAAGCAGTATCACCAATGTCATCGCCATCACCGACCAGCAATGGCAAACCTGCCTCTCGACACCCGGCTACACCGTCGTCAACGGCGCTCTGGTCGCACCCGCGCCACCGACAAATGCGCAGTTATTGGCCGCCGCGCAAGCAGCACAAATTGCCAGCTTGTATGCAGCCTGTTCTTCCGCAATTACGGCGGGCTTCACATCCAACGCACTGGGAGCCGCGCATAGCTATCCCAGCACGCTGATGGACCAGTCCAACCAGGTGACGGTATCGAATAACGCTGCAGGCGGTTCGCTATGGTGCGAAACCGGCTCGGCCTGGGCATTCGTCACGCATACCCAGGCACAAGCCCGACAAGTCGTTGCCGATTTTTCGAAATACCTAAACAGCAAGCAATCGGAACTTGTAAACCTGACCACCATTGTCAATACCGCAAGTATCGTTGCAGCAGTGCAAGCTGTCGCATGGAGTTAAAACCCTAAGTCGAAGCAGGCCGGCGCTGCCGATATAAGCATCCGGTTTCCCCTTGTTGTGGACAGCAACCGCCGGCCGTAATACTCATTCGGGCCCGCCCGATCCGTTAGACCGCCTCACATACACCATGTCACAACCCCGCTACGGCGGGGTTTTCTTTTTGGAGAAATGCTTTTGGACCGTACTATTGTTTACCCCGGCGCCATTCCGCTTGAAACCGATTTGCTGAATACAAATCGGAACATCATGACGGCATTGGGCTCGCTCACGCAGGATTTGTTCGGTAGCAACACAGTATTTTCAGGCTTGAACTGCGTACCGACGGTCCCGGCGGCGATGTCGGTCAGCATCGCTCCAGGGCGGGTGTATGCTTTGCAAAACCGTGACACCATCGCGTATTCGTCGCTCGGCACCGACATCACGCATCAACTCATGAAGCAAGGTATCTTGCTCGATACACAGACATTTTCATGCCCGGCGCCGCAGACCTCGGGCTTCGCAGTGAACTACCTGATCTCGGCAAGTTTTGTCGAACAGGATATCGACCCGGTTGTGCTGCCCTACTACAATGCCGTCAATCCAGCGCAGGCCTTTAGCGGCCCACCCGTCAACGGCAACTCCAGCGGTGTGGCGCAAAACACTATTCGCCAGGACACCGTACAGCTCACACTGACTGTGGGTGTCGCCGCTGCCAACGGTAATCAGATGACCCCTGCGGCACCGGTCGGGGCTACACCGCTGTGGGTTATCACAGCAACTTATGGTCAGACCTCGATCACCGCGGCGAATATTGCTGCGGCACCTAACTCGCCGTTTGCACCCACCGGCGGGTACTTTTCAGCAGTGGGCGAACGCTATAGCGGCATTCAGAATATCGCCGGCAACTCGACTTTGACGACTGCGGCGCTCGGCGCGCTGGTCAATGTCACGGCGACCGGCACCACCCAAACCTTGCCACCTGCGGCGAACTGCCCAAACGGCACCAGCATTACGATTGTCTATATGCAATCGAGCGGTTCAGTCACCGTGATGCGTAATGGCAGCGATATTCTGATATTCGGCCAGGGTAATAGTACGAGTAACCTTACCCTCAGCCCTGGTGAGGAAGTGCAGTTTGTTTCGAATGGGGTGAATGGCTGGGTGAGCGCCGGGCAGACGCTTTCGACAGGGGTAACGCCACCATTAGGCGACAGTAGCAACAAGCTCGCGACGACCAGCTTTGTGCAGCGTGCTCTGGGTAATACGCAGGGGATCATTGGCGTGCAGAGCAGCCTAACGTTGACTCCATCGCAAGTAGGCTCGTTCGTCGAAATCAACGCCGGCAGCGGCATTGTTATTACCCTGCCAATGCCGACGGGGTTAGGCGGGGCATGTTTAAATTTCTACAACCCATCGACCAACCCGGTTTCTATTGTGGCGCCTCCGCCTAGCACCATCAATATTAACCTGACCAACATACCCGCCTATACGCTTCCAGCGGGCGGCACTCTGACATTGATGACAGACGGTGCGTCATGGTCAATGATTGGAGGAAGTGGTACAGGTCAATTGTCGAGTACTGGTTATCAAAAATTTCCCAGTGGGTTAATTCTTCAATGGGGCTATTCAACCGCAGCAACCCAGACAACCCCCGCCTACGTCTCCTTCCCGATAAGCTTTCCCACGTCGCTTTTCTCTATAACACTCGGCCCGGCTGTCGCCGCAGCCAATGCAAATTCCTATAGTGTAAGTGCGGCATACACGGGAACTCACGGATTTAATCTCGTCAATAACAGTAGCAGCTCCGGTGCAGTCACCGCTTACTGGCAAGCGATAGGAATGTAAATATATGGGTCAAAAACTCGCAGCATATAACGCGCAAGGCGCAATCACCGGCTTCTACGACAGCGTGGATAGTCCCGTTCCAAGCAGTATCACCAATGTCATCGCCATCACCGACCAGCAATGGCAAACCTGCCTCTCAACACCCGGCTACACCATCGTCAACGGCGCTCTGGTCGCACCCGCGCCACCGACAAATGCGCAGTTATTGGCCGCCGCGCAAGCAGCACAAATTGCCAGCTTGTATGCCGCCTGTTCTTCCGCAATTACGGCGGGCTTCACCTCCAGCGCACTGGGAGCCGCACATAACTATCCCAGCACGTTGATGGACCAGTCCAATCAGGTGACGGTATCGAATAACGCTGCAGGCGGTTTGCTATGGTGCGAAACCGGTTCTGCCTGGTCGTTCGTCTCGCATACCCAGGCACAGGCCCAACAAGTCGTTGCCGATTTTTCTAAGTACCTAAACGCCAAGCAGTCCGAACTTATAACTTTAACATCGGCAGTCAATGCCGCAAGCTCTGTGGCCGCAGTGCAAGCTATCGCGTGGAGCTAAGGCAGTAAGCATAGACAAGTCGGCGTTGTGGATATAAGCACCTTACTTTCATGGTACGGCACTCGATGGGTGAAGCGATCGGCATATTCATGCCGCTCTCACGTAACTCATGAAGCCGCATAATCCACCCCACTTCACAACCCCGCTACGGCGGGGTTTTTCTTTTGGAGAATTGCTTTTGGATCGCACCATTGTTTATCCAGGCGCCATTCCGCTCGAAACCGATTTGCTGAATACCAACCGCAACACTCTGACAGCCTTGAGTTCGCTCACGCAGGATCTGTTCGGCAGCAACACGTTATTTTCGGGCTTGAACTGCGTCCCCTCAAACCCGGCATCGATGTCGGTCAGCATCACCCCGGGGCGGGTGTATGCGCTGCAAAACCGCGACACCGTCGCGTATTCGTCGCTCGGCGCCGACACCACGCATCAACTCATGAAGCAAGGCATCTTGCTCGATGCGCAGATTTTCTCGTGCCCGGCACCGCAAACCTCAGGTTTTT